TGCGGACGATTATACCCACATTAGCGGGGAGACCAATCCAGGCAAAGCCAAGACCCTGCCGCCTGCTAATTTCCACCACTGAGGTACCAGTGCTTGGATTAGTGAAGTCCTGGTCGAAGTTGCCAGGGCGCCACTTAACCTCAATGGATGAATTCGGCACGCGATCGTACTTTTCAAACAACTGCAGAGCCTGCTGCGGATTCAACGAGGACCCAGATAGAATGGAGGAGCCAGAGACACCGCCATAAGCAATAAGCCCAGAGCGTGCTGACTCGGCACCAGCGAAGAAAAGCTGGATACACGCTGAAACACAGCGAACGGCCCCGCTGTTGGTTGAAAGGTAATTCCACCCAGGCTGGGTTGTAGTGCCAATGGTAGCGGCGGTAACCGCAGATCCTGGCAATGCAGCCTCACCCTGAGCAAAAGCAGGTCCAGCACCACCATTGTTGCCAATGGCGCCAGGGGTCCACACAAAATAGCCACTGGTAGCATTGGTGACAGTGGTGTTTGCAGTATAGTAATTCTCAAACCGGGCAATGAGCCCAGAGTCAGAACCACTGTAAACTGGATGTGTAAGTGGAGCGGCACAAGGGTCGTTAAGCAGCCGCGCATACGCGACGGCTTGAGGATCCAACATTGCGCCGCGACCACGGACTGGACGACGTTTGGTGGGCGCGCGCTTAGCTTTAGCCTTGCGCGTTTTTGGAGGCATTACGAGCGAATTGGAGAATGTCGTCAAAGGTAGGAATGAGGCCGGGGGAAGCCTCAGTGCTGTGGCTAGGGACGCGGTGTGGGATGTCTGGCAGCGTAGTAAAATACCGCTCAAGCTCAATTTGCTCATCAGGAAACAATCCGAATGCGCAATAAAAGCTATAGCGGCTTTCCTCGGACACGGGGGTATGGCTAAAATCGAGATTGCCTCGGAGATAGTCAAAACCCCGCTTAGCATATCCCTTTGCCCAGCGGGGCTCAACAGAGCCCTGCCGGGCATAGTACCGGTAAAAGGCACAGTACACGGGCATGCAGCCATACACAGCCAGGCCTCCAACACCAACACTGGCACACCAAGAAGCGACTGCATCAGGATGGTTGGCATTAATAAGCGCCATACTATCCTTCTGCAGAGATGCGGTCAAATCGCGCACCATGATATAGTCGTTGTTACGGATAAGCACAGGGCGCGCTTGGCAAAACTCAATCAGTTCAAATTCGCGAACTGGTGCCTCAACTTTCATGTCAAAACCCATTCCGCGGAACCAATGGTCAAGCCCAGTGCTAAAGCGCTCCAAATCGCGCTCATCCATAAAAACGACACAATCATCACCATTGTTTGCCAGCAAAAGCCTAACGCCACGCACCCGAGAGTAAGCCCACACCATAGCACACATAAGCAAACAGTTGCCGGCAGAAGTGTTCATATCCCCACTCATACGGCAACCATCCACCTGGATGCGAGCGGACCCCTCAGGGGTGTAGCCAACGCCCTTATTATCTAGTTGCATTGCGATCGCTGCGCGAAACTCAGGGTCACGGAACCAAGCATTATAAACGCTATGCTCCCAGATTAAAGCCCCTCGAGAAACGTGCTGGTCGAATCGCGACGCATCCAGACCCACAGCTACAGGCCTATCAAAAGCCTCCCACTTGCGGCGCATATGGCGAGCGACATCGAGGGCATCAAAGCCTTTCATGACAGTGATGTCCCCAAAAACGCGGGCCACGCCCTCAAATAAAAGGTGTTCGCTAGGCTTTAACCATCTACCGACGACGGCGTTGTACCGAGGAGTGCGTGGCGATATAATCCTCGGTGCGGAATCCTTCAAGAGTTTCTCGTATTTAACGAAGAAGCTCAATCTAGCATCCTTAGGCACAAGCGGTTCAGTCTTAAGACTTTCTACGGCCTGCCTGGCAACCTCCCTCCTCAAGCCGCTGTACAGCTCGGGAAAATCCTCGAGCAATACAGGGGCGGGTTCAGGAAGCCGCTTAAGCAGCCGCACCTTGAAAGCCCTCAACTGATTGGCTATGTGTTCAGGATCAGGACGGGGAACCAAAACAAGCTCCCCACCTTGCTTAAGGTAAAGCACGCGCTCGACGAGCCCTCGAGCAAGGTTCCTCAACGACCTGTTGTGTACAAATGCAACCCCATGAGGGGCTACGTATGGTACACGGACGTAGTCCCTATCTACGCCTTTCCGCCCCATCCAGCGCCTAATCTCCAACCCAGGGGGCGGGTGGGTGTGGTAATCCCCATCCGTCTCCAGACCAGGCACCAAATGTGGGCACCCCTATTTACCACTTGGTGCAGGGAAACGTTCCCTGCTACGACCAGCGCGGAGTAGCCACAGCAGCGCTCGGGCAAATCTGCTAGGGCCAGTCAACCCCCGCGTCGTCTGGTTCGCCTCCCACGCCTCGGATTGATGAAGCATATCCATATCACGCTCAACACGCGTGCGGACAAAGAAGGCGCTCAACACCACTGGCGTGAAATGGCGAATGTTGTGAGCCCGAAGGCCCCGTTCCTTCGCCCACACCTGAAAGTGCCGAGTTAAAACCATGCGATTGGCGGGGGTGTCGTTAACAACGACCACGTTGGATTTTAAAAAATCAACCGCACGCTTAGTCAAGGGTGAATCAAGCCGGAAATCGCCCAAGGGGTGCCGCCGCGAAGGCTGAGAGCCATTATTCGCATGGCGGCACCAAAGCTCATCCTCGGCCCGGTCATCCATCTCCCGAGCAGGGTCCCAATCGGGGCGCGGCTCAAAGAAGGGGTTGGCCATATTGCCAAGCTCGCCGGCGTACCGGCGTTCATCGCAATGGCCACCACCCTTCCGAGTCAAAGCCCAGATGGTCAAGCGGCGGATGCTCCCCAACAGCAATCCAAAGCAAGCGCAAGCAGCACCAACCAGTGCAAGCAACAGGAAAGCCATTGGGGGGTGGGTGCACTAAT